CAAATGCATGGCCGCGCTGGTGATTGTGGTCAACCCATCATTCTTGACGACGACCTAGTCACTGGCGGAACCATTCTCGGCATTCATGTCGGGGGTGATTCTTCCAATGAATCTATTGGTCTCATTGTCACCAGCAAGTTTTTGCTCGACACCATCAGTTCAATGGAGGTTGTCCATGGTAAGACCATCACCAAAGCCGAGGCCCAATCCGGCTACGTCACCCTGACTGAGGAAGCTAATCCTGACATTCAAGGATCTCTCATCTATCACGGAAAGTGCACTCCTCCCATTAGTATACCCGTTAAAACATCCCTTCGTCGAAGCCCTCTTCACGACAAGATATGGACTCACAACACAGCTCCTGCTCTATTGAGCAAGTTTCACCCAGCGTACAAGCAAGTCGACGGCACCCAAGCCTGTCCCCTTTTGCGCGGCATTAACAAATACTCCTCTGAGTATATTCCGTTTAATCGCGAATACTCACAGGCAGCTCATATCTCAATAAAACAGGAAGTTTACAACATCCCATCCGTGTCTCTGCGTCGTGCTCTCACCCTTCACGAAGCAATCAATGGCGTTCCAGGCTATCCTTTCATGGATAGAATGGACCTAAGCACATCTGCTGGCTTTCCCTGGGCTTTCACCAAGTTCAAAGGCCCCAAACGAAACCTATTCACCCAAATCGAGGAGGATTACTTCCCCATCCCCGAATTGAAAAAGGCTATTGAAGCCTATATCGAAAACTGCAAAAACCACGTCATGAACGACGATTATTTCATCGATTATCTCAAAGATGAGCGTCGTCCCCTAGAAAAAGTTACCAAGCCACGCATGTTTTCCGCAGCATCCCTCGTTTCCGTTATTGTCAATCGAATGTATTTCCTACCATTTTACGCGCATTTTTACCAGTGCGCTGGCAAATGTTTCTCATCTGTAGGAATTAGTAAGACGAGCCAAGAATGGCACAAAATGATCTCTCGTATGACTGAGGTTGGAACCGACAACGCGTCTGGTTTCGACTATAGTCATTACGATGGAGACATCCAATTTGATGCCCAACTCGATTTTACTGATTTCTGCGCTGATTGGTTTCAGGATAACACCCCTGAAAACTTAATCATACGCAAAATGATAGGATTACATGCCACAACTCACTCTCACATCTCTGGTGATCTAGTGTGGCAAACCAATGATGGCAATTCTACTGGCTTTAATGCCACAGTTGTCCTCAACACCTACAATAATGAACGAAATGTTCGCACGTGCTGGCAAGCTCTAGCTCCACCTCACTTCAAAGACCTCTACCATTATAGACGATTGGTTCGTACTATGATGGTGGGAGATGACAATGTAGTCAATAAACATCTCGACTGTGCCTCCTTCTTCACCCCCTCTGGTATGGTTTCTTTCTTCGCTCTTCACAACATTGTTTTAACATCTGCCACCAAGGACGACAACGTCCTTGATGAGAGCCTTTTTGAGTGCTCTTTTCTGAAATGTAAAACTGGCCAAATGAATGGTTTGTATGTTCCTCTTATGGATTTATCTGCCTTGCAAGAAATGATCAACTGGGTGCGCCTTGACGTCAACAACAACGATGCCAACGCCGCCTGTGAATCAAACTGCAACGACATGTTACGCAATATGTTTTATCACGGACGCGCCATCTTCGATGACGCCCGTTCACGTATTCTTGAACATGCCCCTAACTACAACCTTCTCTCTTTTATGCCACTCTACATGGAATTTACTCAAACTGGCGCAATATCTGATCCCACCAACGCCTTCGGATACACCCGCCAACTCATCTAAACCCGCCCTCACATGTTTTCCCCCTCTCTCTTGGACTCTCTCGCTTCTCTCTACAAAGAAAATTGTTATGCTAATCAATTAGACCTAGCATTATTCAATTTGATCTCAAATGGATACCCCAGATTTAATGTCATTCGAACCCCTAGAACCCACATATGAAGAATTCGTGCCGCAAGAAACCGTCGAAACCGCCTCCCCATCGGGTGGTGCCGACGAAAGTCTTGACACGGCTGAACACCAAGTAGACTCCTCCCAAGGTGTCAATCTGGTTGAAGAAAAATCTCCTGACCGTATTGTCGCTCACAACGCTGTTCACGCCAATACTCGTGCTGAACGCCATCTAAATGATTCCTCTTGGAGTCTTGATAAGATGCTTAACCGCAAAACTCTTGTCGACACTCTCACATGGAATTTGACCGATGCTGTTGGCCACAACATTGCCACATACGACGTAATTCAAGACCTCCTTCGTCAGGATATTGTTTCTCAACCATTCCTCCGTTTTCAACAATGGCGTGCTAAATCCATCAAAATTCACGCTACTGTTATTGGCACACGTTATTTTTCTGGCCGCCTTCTTATGGCCTTCCAACCAACCCAAGTACCAAAATCTCACTGGCTCAATGTCCCCACACTCGACCAACTCGTAACCATGCAACATGCTTTCCTCAATCCATCTGCTGGTACCACCACCGAATTTAACATTCCATTCAACCTCTACAAAGGATGGCTTGATCTAGAAAAAGGTGACGCGCTTGGACAACTATCTCTAGTTGTCTATAATCCGCTCTTATCAGCGGTTGGCGGTCCCAATTCTGTTCAAATCAAAGTCTTTCTTAGTATTGACGGTTCTGAATTTAAAATTCCTCGATCTGGTGGCGCTACTTACATTGACATGTTAAAGCGCGAAATTGCAAAATACGAAGTCCGCAAAGTATCTGCCCAATCTGGTATTTTTGCTGGCGTTGGAAAGGACATAGATGATCTCGTGGGCACCATTATTCCCGGCAATTTAGTCGGTGATCTTCTTGGTGCTCTTCTCGACAAACCCCAAGTTTCCACTCCACCGGAACTTAAGGTCGTCAAGGACCAGGGCTATCTATCCCATGGTGTCTCAGTTGACTTCGTTGAAAAACTACAATTAGATCCAACCAAGCAACAATTCTGCGATAAAGAACATTTCGCTTCTGACACCAATGCCCTTATGCTTGACTCATTAATAAAACAACGAATCTCACGCGTAACAACACTCAATTGGCCTTCCACCTCTGCGGTTGGAACCCAATTGTTCAAATATTCCGTCGGTCCTCTTCCTGAACGCATTCCAACAACGCCCTTTCCAGTCTCTCTGATGTCATATTTTTCTATGAACTTCGGATTTTGGCGAGGCGCGATCGACTTCATCTTCGACGTTGTTGCAACTCCTTTTCACGAAGGACGCATCGACATCACCTACCACCCAAACCGCATGACCATCCCAACCGATTACAATACAGCTATGTCGCAGTATTTGGCCTCATTTAACATTCGTAATGGCCAAAATTGCATGCGAGTACGCTTCCCCTGTCTCAGCGAGACTCCATGGAAAATAGTCTGGTCTGGACAAACTTTGTCCGACACGGATTCTGAATCACACCATTTTTCGGACTATTTCAGTGGAACTTTCGCTGTCTGGGTGAGCGCTCCCTTGCGTGCCCCAACAACTGTGGCTGCCAATGTTTCAATTAACATTTTCACCATCGCTGGCGATGACTATCAATTAAATACCCCCACTTTCTACAACAACTCTTTGACTCCAGTCGGATTTCCTACTACAATTTCCGGCGGTGCTGTCGCTGATACGCGCACCGTAATTATAGATAGTGATAGCGATATTGAGATCGTTCCCCGCCTTCGTAGTCGAAGAATTCAAGCCCAAAGTGGGTCAGCAACAAAATCTGCTCCCCTCATCAAGCCCGCGCCAACTGGAACTGACGCCACAAAAACTGCTTCCAAAAAGACCAATCCATCTTATGACCTAAATAAAACTCCACAAGGCCAAGTCCCCGTCTATGCTGCTCCAAGCGGCGGGCGTATATCTGACCCCAAAGTGCATCATTTTGGTGAGACTTACACCGACTTACGTGAACTACTTAAACGTTACCAACACACGAGTCTTTTTCCAATCTCCTCACCTGCAATTCCGGCTCCAGCGTTAGCTGATATAGCCTCTGGTGCACGCCCTCTTATGTACGCGATAGACCTCTCAGACTTGAGCGGTGGTGATCCATTCACCAACTATGGCATAGGCCAAAACAACATCCTAGGACGCTTAGTCCGTCCTTTTAGAAACTTTCGAGGACCATTATGTTTTAAATTGAAAGTTCACACCAAAGTCCCAAACGTTTCGGTTAATAATCAACCGTGGGGTTATGTTTCGTATCTTCCTAGTACAAACATTGACACCACTACCGGAACGGGTGGAAACTATGTACTGATCCAAGACATGGCCTCCGCATTTCCAAATGCCTTGGTAGCTGCTCCACGCGGCTACTTAGCTCAAACATCCATGCCTATGGCTCGCTTCTCTTCAACCCAAGTTGCTGAATTTGAAATTCCATTCTCATATCTCAGCAGCACCGCTCTCATAACCAATTATGAAAACCTCTCAACTCAATATAACAACTACTTTTACACAGGAACGTTGATGCTTGCGATTTACAACCCGCAATTATCCGATTCTGCTCTTAACAGCTTCGTTGAGCTCCAGGTCTCCTTTGGTGATGAGACCCATGTCGGAACCTTCATCGGCATCCCTCTTATTCGTAAGATAGGTGCCACAACAGCTTTCCCCGACAAGTGGTAACTTTTTCTTTTCTTTTTGCGCTTTGCGCTTTTCTGCTTTTCCATCCACAAATCCCCCCCCCTTATACTTAATATAAATATCTACGTGTCTATACGCAAATAGTCATGTTTTCTTGTTTACATTCTAAACATGTTATTTATGGCTATGTAAGTGCCCAACTTACAACCAAAAAAGACTGGTGTATTAATAGATCTCCTATTTACTTCTCCTGCCGCCCCTCGCACAAATAACTTATTTAATCCCCAGGCAGTATTCTTAAAAACATCTCTAGAGTGTGCTCTTTCTGCTCTAGGAGGTGACTATCTTTCTTTTAATTCCTATATTATTCTTCTTCTTTGATCAATGACTAATACATTATTCTCCAA